TTTCCTCGGTAGTCGGAAATGTGTTTTGATTGCCACCGTTTGAAACACCGGCAGCCTTGTGCTTCTCGTTAAGGATTACTTGGGCAAGCTGAAGAAGTTCGAGGCGAATTTCGTATGGGGTTTTGCTGGTTGGTTTCATGTGTGTCCTTACTTCTTTAGTAATTGAATAGGTGAAATTGCCTGTTCATATTGTTCTTGTAGTTTCGGTGCGGGAATTGCTGTTATAACAGGCTTTGGTACCGTAATTGTCTTTTCTGGATCCGCCATCATAATAAATGGTGCAAATTGAAATCCTTGTTGTGTTGCCACCATACAGAGAGGACTCTTAACATGATAGGACATCATTGTTTCGTCAACAACCTTCCCAATAAATTCCTCACCGGCGCCGGTCTTAAATACGCTAATGTAAGGTGTGTCTTGTGTTTTTTGTGTTAGCATTAAAATTCATCCCATCCATCGACCGCTTCGCTGCGGCTGTATTCTGTTACTTTTGTCTCAAAGAAATTCTCACGCTTTTCCGCATTCAGATATTCGTAAGGATTCTTAGTAAACCCCTTATATACAACTCCCATTCCTAATAGTTTAGTTCTCTGGTTAACAAGATATTTTACATATCCTTCTGTACTCTCTTGCGAGATACCCAAAATTCTATCTCCGTAAATTTCCTTACCCCACTCAATTTCTTGCTCGGCAGCTTGTGTAATATTATCAAGCAAAATCTTTCTATCATCGGGATTATTAAGGTCAAATATTTCTCGAATGATATTCGCAAACATGTTTATATGAGTTACTTCATCATTCTCAATGTATTTGATCATTTTAGCAACATTTGCGACTTTATTGCGAGCAGCCAATTGATAGAAGAACTGAAATCCGTTATAGAAATAAATTCCCTCTAAGGCAAAGTTAGCGGCAAGTGCAATTTTGAAGTTAATTATTGTCTTATCATCAATAAACTTCTGATATTGCCCAGCAATGAACTTATTGCGTTGCAATAACAAAGAATTATTTCTCCAATAATCGTAGATCTCTTCACGTTCAATATTGGGGAACAATTCCTGAAGCATGTATTGGTATGCCTGGGAATGGATTAATTCTTGGAATGCCTGAATTGTAAACAGACCGCCGACCTCAGGTGCAGTAATGTAATCGGCAATGTTTGGCAGATTAGATACCTGCATACTATCGAGTGCAATAAGAAAAGAGAGTGTATTCTTAAATGCACTCATTTCATCTTTTGTTAGTTCTCTAATTGTTACCTTATCGTCAACGAGTGAAATCTTTTCGGGAATCCAAAAATTGTTGACCATAATCTTATACAACTTAGGCGCCCATTGGTACTTAACGCTGTTTAGGTTAAGAATTCCCGTGGCCTTGCCATTGATCATTTGACGTGCGGTCTGGGAATCGTCTCCCATCTCGTCAAATATTTTCTTCTGTGTGAGTTCTGACATTAAATTTCCTTATCCGGCACAAGCGACGCAGTCTTCTTCTGCCTTTACAAGTGCATCCTCTGTAGCATTCTTCTTGATAGCTCTAATGTAATAAATTGCCTTTAATCCCTTGCTGTGAGCATAATGGATGGCATCATATAATTCTTTAGCATTAAAGCTCTCTTTGCGTTGATCAAATATTAACTCCATAGAGCAACCGGTGTCAATGAACTTTTGCAATTCAGCCACTACGTCAATAATTTCAGTTGCAGTATGTCTAGGGAAGGTCTTACCGTAAGCAAGTGGATTTTCCTTAAGAAATTTTGCTGCGACAACTAACTTACCGTTTTTGTTGTCTTCAGAAAAGAATGCATCGTATATAGGAAGAATGCTTGCACTTGAGTCCATATAAATGGAGGTACTTGTATTAGGGGCCGGGCTTGTAAGTTGACTATTACGCATGCCGAATTGATCAATTTGATCTTGAAGAAACTTCCAATCATACTTTCCCGATCCATGTACGGCAAATTTCGCAACGCGGTTTCCGTTCTTCCACTCCGAATGTTCAAATGCTTCAAAAGATCCAAACCTCTTTGCCAATTCAACACTCGATAATGCTGCATTGTATTCGACACATTCGGCAAGTTCACGAATGTAATCAAGATCGCGAAAATTCATGAACTCTCTGGCTAGATGATCGTGCAACCCTTGCATACCAATTCCAATTGTTCTATAGCGAGCATTATGAGCACCGGTAATTTTATCAGGTGCATTTGTTAGGCTAATTCCGTAGTCTAGTATCTTTGTTGACAATGCTGCAATTTTGCCTAATTCCTTAAAGTCCTTGATATTGCCAAGCACAATAGAGGCTAGATTGCATACGTGTCCTAGCTCATCCGGCTTTACATTAGAGAATGACTCAGTGCATAAATTTACGCACGGAATTCCTACATGTCCGTTATTATCATCTTTGTTCGGATTATATTCGTTAATTGTATCTGTGAAGGAAATATACGGGAGGCCTGTCTCGAATTGAGTACGCATGATAATTTTCATTAGGTCTCGTGCATTATCAAACTTACGAAAAATACCTAATGTACCAGATTCTACAGCTTTTTCAATTTTCAAATATGCTTCTGTGAACTTAGCACCGTGTAATCCACGAACATCAATGCCTAACTTCTTCTTTACTTCAAATGGGCAAAATGTTGTCCATGATTCTCTATTCTTGTCCCTTTCCAGAAAAATATCTGGCATGCATACTTGCGGAAATACATCATATGCCTTCATTCTCGGATCACCGTGTTCTGTCTGCATGTCTAGGAAATCTAATATGTCATTGTGCCATATAGGTAATGCAATTGTTCCTGCACCGGCACGCTTACCGCCCTGATTCACGGCAACAAGTGTATCATTTAGAATCTTAATCCATTGCACAATTGTTCCTGCAGAATTGGCGTATCCATTGACATCTGACCCTTTAGCACGTAGATAGCCCAGGAATACACCGAGACCGCCACCATTCTTTGAAATTAGAGCAACACGTTTGATATTATCAAAAATACTATCAATGTCATCCTCAACGGCGATAATGAAGCACGATGCGATATTACCGCCCTTACGAAGATTGGCAAGGAATGGAGTCGCTAAAGAAATCTTACGCTGAGAAAGTGCATTGTAAACTTCCTTGACAAACTTGATTCTTGTTTCTGCTGGCTCGAGTTGTCCGAATCGCATTGCATTTACCATATGCATATGCTGATTTAATTCAAACTTGCCTAAATATTTCTTCTTGGCAGTGATTAGACTGGCATAACTGTAGTCTAAATCTCGAACTTGCTTTACTGCCGCACCTAAATCATCGAGATTATCGTCTGTGTAAAACTCTATCAAGTCCCTGGTATAAAATCCCTTTTCAATATTGTACTGAACAACTTCCCTGAAGGATTTTCCACGTAAGGGAAAATTTGCCCACTCATCGGCCGCAAGGGCTCTGCCTGCTACGTTTACCCAATCGGGCTCAGATGGAGTAGCTAATTGAATTGCATGCTGTATAACATTCAATTGAATATCACGAGTCTTGATACCGGGTTTTAGAAATTGGTCAAATTTTGATTCAAGCGCAAGTGGGTTCACATCTTGCCCCTCAGTAGCCATCTGAATTGATTTCTTAATCTTTGAAACGTCGTATGGTTCTTTTGTACCGTCACGCTTCTCGACCATAATTTCTTTAACTTGTGCCATACTAATGTTCTCTCTATGTTATTATTTTTATTTGTTCTTTTGAAAATTTCTGCATGACAATAAAGTAATCGCAAATATTCGAATATTTACTTACCTTGCCTGCTTCGTAATTCAAAATAATCTGACTATCTATAACAGGTAATAAATAATCTCCGTTGTTATCTTTTACTACCCAGAGTTCAATATTCTGCACTCCATTATTTAATATCGAGAGCGTATAGAAAACTATAAGACTGACTGAACTCTTACAGAATTCGGCATGAAATAAAATCTCCCATGGTGTTGGCCAATCGGCCGGATTATAATAATCCAGGGTACGGCGACCTATTGGCATAGCAGAACAGAACTCGGCAACTTTCTCTAGCTGATCTTCGAGCGTCAGGGATTTAATATCATTTCTTAGTTGCCTCCACAGATGAAGGCGCTCCTCGTTAGAAAGTGTATTCCAACTCATATTTTATTTTAAAAAGGGAGCCAAAGAATTGTGCCTGAACTAAATGTCAAATTCCCCGGAAAATTATGCATGTAAGAAATTTCAATAGACGGGATGACGTTATAATCAGCAGTGAAACTAATATCATATATTGTGTTATTAACATCAACACTTGAATCGGTGAGGGAGACTGTGCCGCCACCGAAAGTAGCAGCGGTAATTTTCATTTCACCATTTCTGGAAAATGTTGTTCCGACCGTATTCCAGTCCGGATTTAATGAATCTGTTATACTATAGAGTATATTAAAGAATGGTGTAGAAATAAATGTTAATTCAGGTATAACCGTAAATATTCCAACAGGCGGTAAAGATATTACAAGGGGACTAAGTAAAATTCCGGCACCAACAGATGCAAGTTCTACATATTCCCCATTTAAATTGCCTAAAAATATTCTGCGTGTATCCGTTGCAAGGGCAAGTTCGCCCGGCATTAAGATATTAGGATAAAGATTTATATTAACCGGACCTACGCCGGTGTATCCTGGTGGATATAAAGCATCAAACTGAGCTTGCGTACCACGCCTATTCTGAATTCTCGAAACTGTTACTGGTGATGCCATTACCTATGCCCTCTTGTGTGCTGTATTTATTCCATTCCGAACCGATCATAATATGAGCATACTTTATTGGCCCACATAGTTTCGTAGTGTTTAAATTCATCACCTTCGATAATGAACTCTTGATATTTAGCTTCACGAGTAGCAATCATAACAACACCTCGGGAAATATCGGTACCATACATTTCATTATGGGATAATGCATATGCTGCTAACTGCATGAAGTAATCTTCGATCCATTCACGCCTCTTATCCTTTAAACTGTTCTTAAAGTCCATAATTGAAGGTTTATCTTCATGTAGCCCTATTAGGTCGGTCGTGCCAGCATATAATTCTTTTGAATATAAAGAAACTTCCGTCCCCCATACCTCACTTACTTTAGGAAGACCATTCTTAATGATTACCTTAGCAAGAGCCTTGGCCATAAGAGTTCCACTCATTTCGCTACCAAGAATATAGTTCTCTAAATTCTTGTGCATTCCATTGCCGAGGCCACTGGATTCCGTTAGAATTTTTTGAGCCTTATCCTCGCCGATATTTTTCTTCCACTCATTGATATGAGTCATATCTTTTGTCTTGCCGAGGATTGTTGTTACTGATGGAAGTGGGCGACCTTCTCCCACTATGTAGCGTCTGCCGTTTCCGGTATCTACTCTTTGTAACGGTTTGTAGTCAAATAGTTTGTGTATATGCATTGACGAATTGTAACATAAAGAGTATCACAATGTCAAAACATCACCAGCAAATTTTCCACTGTATGGTTGAGCCGGTAGCAGGGTTTGTTTGAATAATAATTGTATAATTCAACCCCTTAAAGTAAGAGAGCACAGCATTCATCTGAAGCTGTATAGGCTTATTTGTTGTGGCACCTGTCCATACTTGCCAATACAGATTAGGATTTGTACCCCAGGTATTTTCAGCGACAACAATATCAACCACCGCAGGATTTGCAGGAGGATTTGGCAATGCCGCTGTTGGTGGATTAAATACAACTCCTGTTGCTGCCTGTGTATAGTTCGAACCGGGCGAAAGAACCGTAATAGATGCAACAGAAGTACCACTAAGTGTTACCTGCGTTACTGCACCTGTGCCAGGGTCGGTTATAACCAAATATGGCAGAATATTAACGTATCCCGAGCCGGTGTTACTAATTGATACACCTGTAATTGCTCCAGCTATATCTGTAAATACAGTGCCAATAAAACTACCGCCTGCTGGATATGGCACAAGAGGATTCAATGTAGATACAATTTGAATTTCTGTTACGCTATCTTCATATCCTGAGCCAGGATTCAATATAGCAATAGAGACAATTGCTCCGGTAATACTAACTGCCGTAATCTTAAATACAGCATTAACATATGCTATATTTGGTAGTATTGCTCTTGTTGCTGTTATTGTATCATTTACTGTGTAATTTAGGCCACCGTTAACAATATTCACATTAACAATTTGTCCAGCAGCATTTACCAATGGTTCCAAAATTGCACCAGCACCTAGTATAGTTGAAGTGACTGCTAATGTTGCCGGAACAGGTTGATAGCCGAGTCCGTTTGCAGTCATATTAACTGATAAAATACTTCCGCCATTTGTGGTCAATGTTGCTGTTGCAATACTACTAGGTATAACTCCTACAGGAGGAATAAAGATTACCGACGGTGAATCTTCATAATATCCACTACCACCACCAAATGAAATTCCAGTGGCGTATGAATAAATTGCAATAATATCATTTAGTGCTAATGCATAGGTGAACGTAATTTGGTTGGCGCCTGTAACTGTATAATTTAGTAATGCACCTTCCATTTGCATTACGCCATTAACGAATACCAATAGATATGAAGTATTGTTCGAGATGGGTAATGTATTTACGGTAGTATTTACAACTGTCTGACCTGCTGTAGCGAGTATGCCTTCATAGTTTGGTATTGAACTTGTACCACCGTTTGTAACAAGAACTTCTAACACACCAGAAATAAATGTCATCGGAGTATTGCCGCCAACAACGGTACACATTTGACCGCCGCCGGGCTGACATTGACTCGAAGCAGCTAAAATAGCCTGCTGAATCATGCAAATTTCTTCCCAGATTACAGGATAATTAGTGGCAAGTTGCCCCTGCAATGTAGCATTTGGAAAACCTGTACCTGGTGTGCAGCAATCTGACATTTTATTATCCTATTTTAGTTGCTGACTGAGCCATGTCGCTAACCTGTGCTGCTGAATCTTTCGTTGGCTTACCACCACCCGGGCTAACACCCTCAGGCGGGGTCATACGTACAAGTGTTGGAGTAGCATTCAAGACTGATGGATTTCGACTCAGCAGAGCCATAATACTATTCTCGTCGACAGCATAACCCATACCGCGTAGTTGAACTACGAGATCCTGGGTATTAATTTCTTCTGCTCCAGCACCCTTTGCGCCTATTAAGAGATTACCAAGATCTGTCTCCAGATTCTGATTATAATTCTCTTCTAGAATTTCTCTTGCTCTCATGGGCTATCTTAGCCCCTTGCTTCGCGTAGTTTCTTTGCCTTTTCAACAAGCTTCTTCATCTCCACAACCTTACGCTGTAGCGATTCTGTTTTCATTGCACGGCCTAATGGCTCTTCTTCATCGTCGGCACCAAATTCATCACCAGTCTCAAGATCAGCATCAATGTTATCAAGGTCTGCATCCATAGCAGCAGTATCATCGACTGCGCCCATGTCATCCATACCATCAATTGGCATATCCATATCTGTTTCAGCACTTACCTGACCAGTAGCAGCCATGTTGCCCACGGCATCATCAACCTGTCCCTTAGCAGTGTATAGAGAATCCATAACACTTTGAAGTGCGCCATAGATCTGAGTTTGGAAGGCCGAAGCTGATTCCATGCCATATGTCTCACGCATTTGATCTGTTACAGGTGGAAGATCTTCGTTTTGCAAACGACCAATCTTTTCAACCATTTCTTGCAACTCTTGAGCAAAGCCCTTAGCTGCCATCATTACTTCAGCTTGACTAACTTCTGTTTCTAGAAGACGGCGAAGATTCTTTACTAAATTTGCATGTTCTTTCATTACGATTCCTTTACGTCTAGCAGCGGCATGAGCTGCAAATGGGTCTGGTACCATACGACCGTTCTTGTCACGAATCATAGGGATTTGTTCATCATCCTGTTCCGGCTTTAGGGATAGTGCAGGATTATCTAAAACCTTTGCAGCATGTCTTGCTTGTGGAGTATTAGGAGTCTGTGCAGCATGTCCACCCAATGCGCCTGCACGTTTTGCTCCGCTACCTGCATCATCCCATACACCTTCACCTAATTCTGCTTCTTTCATATCTTCTTCCTTTTCCATCATTGGCATTTCTGGAGTAATTACGGGAACCTGTGGATTGTCTAAGGCTGCGCTAGATTGAATTCTTGCCATAGCATCTTGTCTAACACGCTGCTCAATAATTTCGTCTGGGAAACGGTATCTGCTCGAACGATATTCATCCATTGCTCTTTCAATTGCTCTTTCGAAATCAGCTTGCTGCATGCCAGTAATTTCAAATGTGTCAACCACATAGTCAACAAGATTACCTACAACAGAATTTAACTTAGGAGATTGAAAACTCATAAGTGCAAATTCTCTCAGACTCTTAATTCCCTCAAGGACCAGCAGCCTCTTGGAAATTTCGGGAGAACCTTTCGAATCATCACCCTTAATCTTAAGGTCTGTAATTTCTTCTTCAATTTGTTCCATGATAGAGACTAAGTCCTTATCACTGAC